GAGAATTGCACTCAAGCTTCATAACAACCAATAACGCAACTATTTTCTTTATTTTTCGAGGATATGTTTATAGAGCATATTCTTCACTTCTCTCATGGCGTGTAATGCGGACACCTTATCATTGGCAATATATTCCGCAGTTTTAATAAAAAAATCGTCTGCAATGTAATCAGGATTCTTATCAATAAATTGATTAAGACATCCTATCGCATAAGTATACTCTGCGCTGTATAAGAGTTCAGGAGCATGAAAATTTGCATGACCGCAGTTTACTATGTCAGATGGTTTGTGGTAAGATGCGTCAAAACGACAAGGGCAAAATTCTTTACGAGATTTCTCTAGGTTGCGGACGACTTTGATCACCACCTCTCCCAGCATCTCGACATATCGGTCTTTATCGTTATAATCCATTGATTTTGTACAAATACAATAGCTTAAGTATTTGTACTTTTGATTTTTTAATTTTCAAGAATATAATTCAATTCTTCTCTGGTCCAGTCATCTTTTTTCTGCGCTTGATAGGGTTTACCGTAACGTTTGGATAACAGATATTCAGTAAGCGTTTCGTATGATTGTGGTTTCAAATACACAGCACCCACTTGTCGTCCTCCATACTTGTCGCATTTGATCAACTTTACGATTACTTCCTTTCCCTCTATTAACTTTTTCACCTTATCGCGTACGTGTGCACCAGCACGCATCTCTAATTCCATCAGTTCAAGTTGTTCGCTGGTATATACTTTACCAGGTGTTTTCTTGACAACAAGTTCGGGTGCGTCAACGCCTTGTAAACGTATTTTCAATTTCATCGGTAAATCTCCATACATTATTATAACAGTAAATGTGTCTCCATCGTATACATCAACGACTTTTGCGTATATCATCTTGTTCTTATACGGCGTAGAGGGAATCCAATCTGGATCGGGCCACTGATAACCTGATATTCTTGTATACGATGCGTCTTGGCATGTATCGAATATAGATACCTTAGGCTTTGGGATAGATGGTTGAGTTTTCCTAGGGGCTCTTTTCTTAGGAGTTACACTAGTACTCGGTGCGCTAGAAGAAGGTGCACTTGGACTTGGGATTGGTATGATAGGACTTGGATTTGGGATTTGTGTGGTATTAGCTAGTTCTCGGTTTATATCTCTCATATCGAAATATTGACGATTTGTATCGTGATACGCGTAGCCAGCATATCGGTCGTAAGGTTGAAATTGAGGTTGATATGGTGGATGATGTTGAGGCTGATATGGTTGTTGATATTGTGTAGGTTGCTGATAGTCATTTGTTAGAGGTGGTAAAGGAGGATATAGGGGATCAACGAGTGCGTTCGTATTACCCTGTATAGAACTTCCCACGGCAGGGGCGGACCTAACGCCTATTTTAGTCAGTAATCTATTTCCCATTTCCCACATTACTTTAGAACTTTAAAAATAAGTAAGATTTGTAGATTTTATTGAATTGAGAAGGTTTCTCTTAAGATGAAGAAAATTAATAATCAAAGGAGTCTTGCACATCTTTTTGGATGACGATATGAGGGTTACTTGCCACCCATTCTTCGAAACTTGGACTTGCGTTGAGAGTCTTTTGGATGTAGGGATTGATTAACGCCATCATGTAATTAGACATAGCGGTAAAAAGATCATCGGCTGTTTCGATTATTCCAGCACCCAAACGAGATGCGGACTTTGCAAATAAGCAAATATCAAAAGAAACGGCGTTCAAGCTACGGATAGTGTAAGCGTAGCGCGGTTGAAAGTGTGCATTGGAAAAAGCAATAGGCATGTCTTGCTCTTTTTCGCCGGAAAGCCAGTTAGTTTCGGTTTCTTTGGCAGACCATCCAGCGACAACAACAAAAGGTAAAAGAAATGATACTCTGACTTCAGAGTAGCAGTCTTTGGTCATCACACCCCTTTCACAAAATTTGCACTTGCAAGAAGTAGACTTTACCAAGAAAGGGATACGATTATCCTTGTTATAACGATAACGACGCAAAGACAAGAGTTCGATGCTTCGATCGTCAAAAGAGTAGTCGAATGATGCGCCTAACAAGTTACGCAAGAAATTACGAATATTCTTAAGATAGAGCAGCTGCATGGGGGTCATGCCAACCAAAAACTCTTCGTTGTAGCTTTTTGGATGAGATAAAAAGCGTTGCGGCGTAAATTCGCACTGCAAGATGTTTTTAGGGATGGAAATAGTAATAGGAGAAGTTCCAAGAGAAGTAGAAGCTTCAAGAGAAGAAGTCGTAGGAGTATAATCAAGAACAGAAATGGAAGATACTTCAAGAGACAAATCATCCTGAAGGTCGCAATCAGATTCAGTTTCAGAATCAACAGGAACTTCAATAACAACCTTCTTAGGAGGACTTTGCGAAATAGCAGTGTGTTCGCGTTTTTTGCTAGGCACTGGAACTTCAGGAGTTACAGTCTTAGCAAGAGTTTCTTCAGGAACTGCAGGTTGAGAAGAAGTAGGCGTAGTAGGAGAAGAGGTAATAGGTATCTTCGGAGTTGAAGCATTAGAAGAGGTAGAAGCTGTCGAAGTGGAAGGTGTCTTCGGAACTGAAGCATTAGAAGCTGTAGGAAACGCGGAGACAGATGTCTTCTGAGTTGAAGTAGAAGCTGTTGAAGTGGAAGTTGTCTTCGTAGTTGAGGCATTAGGAGAAGCTGTTGTAGGAGAAGAGGTGACGGATGTCTTCGTAGTTGACGTATTAGGTGAAGCAGTTGTCTTCGGAACGTGAACCGTAAATTCTTTGGTTTTAGAAGGTTCGCTAGCCCTTGCGGATGAATTAATCGGAGGAAGTGAACACTTTGCCGGATCAGTAGGACCTGGAACAGAATTCATTCGATCGATGGTAGCAGGAGGTTTAGGGGCCTGGGGTTTTTGTTTTGTTGCGTTTTTATCTTTTGAAGCAAGAGAAGCAACCGTTGGGAAAGGACCTTGAAGAGGCGTAGTGGTAATCTGATAAATTTCATTCGCTTTTAAATAAGTAATCGGAGTACTGTCCGTTGATGCAGCTTCAGTCGTTTTTGCTTGGGCTGCAAGCTTTTCATTCATTTTTTCATTTATTTGCGATACTATCAGCTTTGTCATATATTCTGTTTGTTGAGCAGACATAGGATCAAAAGAAGAATTTAACTCAGGTACAATAGGTACACGTTCTTCGGGTAAGGTTGAGGGATGAGTACAGTGGCGTTTAGCAGCGTTATCCATCCAGTAGTTATAAAATTTATAGGGTATAAAACTATAAATTTCAAAATTTATAGTTTTTTATGTTTTTCAGTTTTCGCTAAAAACACACAATTCCAGCTTTATTTTCTATTCTTCGGAATCTAAGTAGAGCTCGGAATCTTCTTCGTATTCACTATTTTCGTATTTTTCACTCTCTTCGTACTCGTCGTATTCTTCACTCTCTTCGAATTCTTCACTGGCTTCGCACTCTTCAAATTCCCCACTTTCTTCAAGATCTTCTTCTATGATAATTTCGGGTTCATCATTCTTAGCACCAACAAAACCGCCAAGTGTTGGCGCAAGGATATCGTTATATGCGCTTTTGACAAGTTCATCCTTCGTTTCGACAACTTTGGTCAATAACGTTTCGTACGACATCAACGAAATTTTTTCTACAGCACGGACCATATCAGAGCTAAGAATTTCAAGCTGTTTGTTGGTGGTGAAAGAATAAGAAAAGATAATACCCTTGTTTTTGAGAAGCGTATGTCGCTGACTCTTTTTAAACGCATTAATTTCGTTCTGCGTACCGATGATCTTCAACTTTAGGTTGCGATATTTATCGCTTACGTCCGCATCGAAATCGTCGACTTCGTCTACGTTCAAAGTGATCATGCGCTGTCGATTTATACCAAGAGAGATCTTTTCGTAGTGAAAGTGTTTGAAATTAGAAGATTCATCAACATCGCGTGTAAAATTTATAAGCCAGATGTATTTTTTGTACGATTCGGAAAAAGAATGTTGCATTGAAGCGCCAGGGTAATAAACATTGCCGAGAGTCTGTTCGTCATGCAGATGACCGCTGATTACAGGAGGGTAATCTTCATCCCATTTATCACCTATCTGAGACTGCCCTTGACCATATTGAGAACCAAAAAACTCTTGATGACCGAAAATACAGTCGGCAAGATCCCACGAGTATCCAGATTCCGTTACTTTATCGAGTGCCTCAATAAATCTACCTGGTTGCACAAAAGGACACATAACGAACTCCTTTTCTTGAATAGTAATGTAACGCGGATAGTCGACTACTGTCACGTTACGCCATTTTTTCAAAGGATTAAAAATGTGATTATCGGTGAGAAATTGATTAGGGTCTGAAAGGTCGTGATTGCCTATGATGAGAAACACCGGAGCGATCTTCGACAAACCATCTATGAGTTCTTCGGTAGCAACCTTACATGGCGCAATCTTTATGGTGTCGTGCGTATCAAGAATATCACCAAGAATTACGATAAAAGTTGGTGACTTCTCTTGAGCAACTTTTATGACTGACGCAACGTATTGAGCATTTAACACCGTATTTTTGTTTTTTAAATGAGGGTCTCCTATCGCAAGACACGTTACATCTTTTTTCACGTCTTTGTTTTTAGAGGATTTTTTGGAAGATCTACTCGCCATTTTAGTTTTGCTATATTTTTTTCATAGAGGTATAAGATTTAATCATTTTTGTATTCTTCTCAATCTTGGGATTTTGTTAAAACACCATCTCACACCATCTCATATAAAAAAATGGTAACAAAACATTCTGTAAGCATCGATCCGAAATTAAGAGTGGTTTGGATCTACAAAGAAACGCGTCATGGTAAAAAGTCGAAAATGTTTTGGAATATGAGTTCATTTCGACCATCCATGGAAACACTACTCACAAAAGGTGTAAGATATAGAGGAGTTGTCGTATACGATACACAAAATCTTCCCAGTGGAAAAGCGGTGCGTATTCCAAAATCAATAAAGGTAGGTACAAAAACCTATTGCAACATGATCTAAAGAGATATGAGACAATTAACGGTGGGTTATATGAAAAGATGTCTCAAAGTAAATTTAAAGTTTGCCTTTGATATGGTAAAATACTTATAGTATCTTGATGTGTCTGACGCTGTTAACTCTCTCTGTAAATTGGGGATTGTGTAATATTTTTACTCGAAGGCTTATTTTTTCTTGGTGTCTTAAAATACAACGACATGTTACTGTTAACTATCACACATTATCATGTCAACCACACGTCAACCACAAGTTCTTCCTGTTACAGTCGGTATTTCGAAATTATCGCAAATTGCGGTGTTTCCAAGAAAGACACATATAGCTTCTCCTGTTTATTCATTAGCAATCGTGCAAAGAGAAGATAATCGCGCAGAAGATACGGCTTATCGTGTTGAGAAATTTATGACTAACCTTTCATTCAACGTTCCTGAAGGACATTATATCGAAATCACTGCGAATTCTCTTCTTCACGATCAGGGTTATTTCCTCGCGCAAGGTACTATTGTAGTTGGTCCAGGTGAAACCGATGAACTTGTCATCCCTCTTTACAAGTATGCCGAAATGGCAGATCTTGAATTGCCTAGCGAAGTGCTTCAATTTAACGTCATGAAGAGTGTTCCTTACCATTGTTCTTTATCAAGAGGATCATCGACTCCAGCTGCTGCGCGAGAAGCTCCTGGTTTTAACACCAATAACTCTTTTTACCAACCTCCTCCCAAGTCTCGTCAAGATTCAAGCGTATCTCGTAATCCTTCGGCTTTTATGCCTGATTTCGGCGATTCCCCTCCTAGTCAACCTACCAGTAGCTCTTCCTCACGCTCTCGAGGGAAGTCAACTCATCTCTTCTAATAACAAAGAAGATCCTATATAAGTTTGGGATAGGAAGAGCTTTCGTATACGTTATGATACGTATACGATCTTCGAGGATCTTCTTAACTGGAACTCATATAGTTCCTATACAAGTTTGGGATAGGAAGAGCTTTCGTATACGTTATGATACGTATACGATCTTCTAGGGTCTTCTTAACTGAAACTCGAATATTTCACCTTATTTGTGGTGAAATATAAGTTATGAAGAAACATGAAAAACTATAAATTCTCAAATTTGCTATTTTAAGTCTACTAAAATTACTAAAATATGGATTGCCCTACCAACGGTATCGAAGAAGAAAAACGCGACTTTTCTATTTACGAAACACCCGTAATTGTGAAAGTTATCGAGAAATGTCCTTCTGCTCCTAATCCTGAACGCATTCTTTCTCGTTCTGCAAGCGGATGTGAATTTAACTCTGCAAAAAAGTTAAATTTGGAAGTTGGGGTGACTCTTTCTCGTTCTGCCGATTTTGAAAACGACTCAACAAGTGATTCTGATAATTTTGGTGAAGCGCTTGAAATGATTGCAAAGCTTGCAGAGCGTATTCAACCTGAGAAGATCACTTTACAAAACAATGCGCCCGCAATCGAAACATTTGAAACAAATGAAACAATCGCCGTAAATCTTGGTGACACTACTCCTTTTGACAATGCCACTCTTCAAGAAAATGCATCCGTTTTGGAAACCCATCTTGCCATTGTTAATTTGGGTGAAGAACAACTCAAAACACTGCAAAGCATGGGAGAAAAACCTCGTCTTGTAGTTGTTCAAGACGATGACCAAAATACGGCTTGTAATCCACAGGAAACTCGTGCCCTCAACGAAACCGAAGAGGGTGAAATTTTTGAGCCTGTCAACTTTCCTACCTCTCGTAAATGGAAAGCGGAACGCATTGTTCCTGGTTCTTTGCGCAGACCTCGCAGCAAATCTCCTGGAGAGCGCGCGTCTCGTCAATTTGAGCTTTTGATGAAAGAAGCTTGCGTATTTGGCTCCTATCCTTAAGTTACGTAAATAAAAGTCTTAATATATTAAAAATACCTTTAACCCTAAGATTTCGAGAATGAAGACTTGGATGAAGATTTTATTAGTAGCTCTCGCAATCGGTGCATTGCTTTTGTTATGGTCGTTCGTTAAAAATGATGAGCAATACAAACTTTTAGATTCACAGGCTTATAATCTCGTTAATTCTGACTTTGCCAAAGACCAGAGAACAGAATTTTGTTATGATATCGGAGATCGCATTGTAGCTGTTCATGAGATGGGTTTTGACGCAGAGAAGTGTGCATCTCTTACCCCTAAACAATTTGAGTTTGCGCTCTATAATGTTCAAAGTTGTGAGATGTCGTGTACTAATAACTCTATGGACGATACTTCAAGAAGACTGTGTAACGCTGCTTGTTTTGCAAGAGAGTTTGAGAGGGATCCCATTACAGCACAGACTATACCGCCTTTGATCATGACGTAGTTATGTAATTACTATTTTCACATCGTAGTTAGACGATGTGAAATTCTCTATTCCTCAGAAATTACCAGTTATAGGGATACTCTTTACCTGTTTCCGCTCTGTATTGCTGACGCATCTCTTGAATTTGGTTGTAAAACTGTCCTACAGGGTCTCCATAATCGGGGCCTCCAACTCCTGCGGCAACACGTAAAGAAGGATCAAAACCTTCACCAATCTTTCTAAAAGAGATCAACACGATTACAAGGACAAGAATAAGTCCGATAATAACCCAATCAGCGTTATTCATTATATTTTTTTACTTGAAGTCTTACGATTATATTTTACAAAAAAATATTAGAATTTACGGAAATGCACTAATTTGGATTTATTTTGATGAAACGATTTTTCTTGATGATATGCGTAGGTTGATCACCGAATTCGCTTGCAAAGTGTTTGGCGCTGAATACGGTACACGTTTTTTTGATGATAGGTTCCACTGAGAATAAACCTTGATACGTAATAAAAACTGGATGATTGTCATCTACTACGGACGTTTCGTCAGCAAAATGGTATTCCAGCGCACAGGTATTTGTATTCTCTACGATGTAACACCATACTTTCTCACTAATGGTTTCTCCAAAAAGCAATGCGCTAAAAGTAATTACAGCTTGTCCTTCTATGGTTCCAAGTGTGGTACTTATGCACGATACATCTTCTGCATGTTTACAAAAGATGACGCTAGCGCCATGATCGCTCCACCAACGATCTTCAAAAAGTTCCGACATGTAAGACTGACGGTCAAGATATTGCACGCAAGGAGTACCTATGAGACAATCGTCAATGTCGCAAACCTCTTCATCATGTGCCGTAATCGCCAATACGCCTTCTCCTAAAGTTGAAGTAGAAATCAGCGACTCAAATAGAAGCAATTGCGCTTTAATTCTCCCGTTTGTATTTTTGAAGAAATTCTCAATAGGATCGACAGGAGTACTAATTTCAGAGGATGAAGCCATTGTAAACTACAGAGAAGAAATCTCACTTCACTTTCCCAATTTATAATTTTTTATATTTCCCAACCATAAAGCGAATACATATCATCGTAATTATCACATCGATCTACTATTAGATTAGGCGTAGCGTAGATACCTGCATCAAACCATCCTGCAAGTATGTGTTGACATACTTCACACTCTATCATAATATCATTTGCGATAGTGTGTTCTTTACACTGGCACATTTCAGAATCGGAAAACGATACGTGCGTAAAAAGAATAAGCTTGGTGTTGATGTAGCATCCATATGCATAACCCAACACTTTCCCTACATCTCTAAAAGATGTATTCACCATTTTACGCAAAGAGTGTATAGACTTTACCAGATCTTCTGTACTCAACGTTTCATCGTAACTTGAACTACTAGAACTGCTGGAAGTCGGAGAACTAGAACTACCGTATATAAAAGAGTGTAATAGTTCTCTTCCAGCATGTTCAAGCGTACGAATGACCATTCTGTTGTGGTGATGTTTTTGGTCAATGCGATACGACCGATATAGAATGTCTTTGAGCTTTTTTTCGGATACAAGTCCTGCCAGAAATCTTTCGACGTGTCGTTCTAGAGATCTTCTGGCTTGAGGAGAATTTTCTGGATACTGTTCGTGAAATCCTCCAACCGAGTATTGGTTACCCAACTCTGGGTCTATAAGATCTCTAAAAGACATGATAAAATCGGCATTACGCTTTGAGATACTGATGACTTTGAATTTCTCTATTAATACGGAAAATTCGACAAGAGGCGGTACGCCGTTGTCGCACGTTCCATTAAACTCGCCCGTATATGGATCGCCCGTCTCTTTCCATTTCAAGAAATACGGGTTTGTGTTTATGCTATCACTGATTCTCAATCCTGTTTTCCAATCGAAACCCGTCTTACACACTGTGCAAAACATATGCTTGCAACCCCAGGGACGGTGAATACGCGCTCCGCATTCAGGACATCCTTTGGTCATCTCCATCTTTTTCTTGACACTGGCAACTTCAAGAGGGTCGCATACATGACCATTTCTTCCGTAACCGAGAAAGTCGTCTATAAGTTGATCAGTTAGAGATTGTTCTCTAAATTCGTGGTGACAATGTTCGCATACTTTACAAGAACATGCGAGACATGTCCATTCTCGCGAAAGATAACCCTGACAATTATCTTTCACGCATCGAAAAATAAAAGGTGTATTGTTATCTGGCGTTTGGTCATCTTTGACGTACGGCGAAATTACACCCTTGATATCGATGTATACGTATTTTGGTACTTCCTGAAACTGACGCGATATTAATTTATAAATGGATTGTGTTTCCAACGCCAGCATACCAATGTAGTCAATGAAAATTTTTACATCTTCTCGTGTTTTGAAATCTACAGAAGGTGTAAGTTGCTGGATCGTATCCAAAATCGCTTTGTGAGTATAGGCAGGAGACCATCCACCAAAAAACTCTAAAATCTTGGATTTAAGATCGAGTATAGAGCACTTGCTTCTGGTTCTGGTCCCACCCCATTCTTGCACAAGTAATCTCTTGAATTCTTGTACAAACCCATATATTTTGGATTGAGGTAAGATAACATCTTCGTATTGTATGTCTCTTTCTGGATTGTTAATCCGTTCTTTGGTAAAGCCGGATGTTTGGATACGAGAGAGTATAAGTTGGATTTCGGATTGTTTTTTTATCCAAAGTATCTCCTTAACAACCGGAAAGATATGTTTTCTTAGATCTTCAGATGGCATAGCGGACGACAATATAAAATCGTCAAATACCGTTCCGCACTTGATAAAGTTAGTACATACCGGGAAGACTTCGTTAGAGCGCATGTAATTAATAAGACACCTAGTACAACATTCCGTATTACACTTTGGACATTGCATCATAGAGACACCAGCGGTTAAAGTTTCAAAACATACACTACATTCCTTAGATTCGAGAATGTAGTGCGCATAGAGATCTTTCAGTACGTCTCTATAACTTATATTGTTTTCTTTACTAATCTTTTTAGCTGTAAAGTCGATACGCGCTATTGATAGTTTGCTATGTTTCGAAATTTCCTTGAGCAATATTGAATTACGTGGCGTACGCTGCATTTTTTTTTGAAAGTGGTTAGTTTCAAAAATTCTGATTTTATAGTTTTTAACATTTCACAAAAGCGGATTAAAAATGATAGGTACCTCAACGTGATAACTATATTTCGTCACATTCACAATGAAATACGTACGTATGTTTACTCCCAACTCCTCCGCTAACTTTTTAATTTGCGTTTATGTGTATTTCGCTTTTATTTGATTTAGTAAAACGGCGTACGGTACGTTTTCTTCTTTGGAGATATTGTGAAGGGTTTTTTCAAGAAAATATACGGAAAGTTGTGTTTTTTGAGATATTTCGTATAGATCGGCATCGTAAATTCCATAAAATTCTCTATATATCTTAGGAAGCTGCATCACAACATCTTCGTCTACGTCAGGCTTATGTTTTTCCATTGCTTTGAGTTTTCTGGGTACTGCGTATTGCGTTGATTTGTGATTTACGACATTTCCATCAACTTTCGTTTTCTTATTATTGGGACGGTTTTTGGTGTAAATTTCAGGACACCATCCTTGTATAGCAAGAGAAGCAAGCGTGATAAGATCTTTTTGGCTGAGATTATAAGGTGTATGCGTACCGATTACTGCACGAAAATTAGGTTCTGCGAGATGAGAATTGTGCAGTGGGCCTTTGGATAATGTCGCTTCTGGTAAAGTAACGCTATCGCGCGTGGTTAGACGATATAAAAGAGGATTAGAAGGACAAACTTCCGGTACACCTTCGTAGTGAATAGTCGCTTGATCCCATACAACCAACCCATTTCGTAGCGAACGCCACCATTTATCAAAAATAGGGTTTAGATAAGGGTCTTCGACGGTGGAGAACTTGTTGTTGAATTCTTTCTTGAAATATTTTTCAAGGTACTTGCGGATTTTTCCGTCATTCGAAAATAATACGTAACCAAGCGAAATAGGAGTAACTTTAGGATGAGGGCGTTCAAGTATAATCATGGCTTGTTTCCGATCAAGTTCGGTGCCATCTTCTTTTGCGTAAATATCGCGATGACGTGCTGTAAGAGTAGGTGCAGTAGCTTCTTTGAAAGAACTGTGATACAATCGTGCCTTCTGGCTATCGTGAGATATCATGGGGTTGGAGGTTGTGTAAATTTCTTTGAGAGAATTGAATACTTCAGGTAAAGAAGCCAGAAGATCGAGATTTACGTTGTGAAAAGGATTATAAGCGAATTCTACGTCTTCACCTGCGATGTTAAACATCGGCGACATTCCTTTCTCGATAAATTGTCCGTAAAGAAAGCGAAAACTGGAATTGCCAAAACCCGCCTTAGAATTCCATTTAGAACACAATCCTGCGAACTGCAATTCCAAAGGTGTAAAATTAAGTGATTTAAGTGATTTCTCAACCGTGTTGTACGCCAACTCAGATTCTGCAGTTTGTTCCTCTGTTTCGTAAATAAAAAGATGCATAACTTTTACGATGGCAGTTAAATTCGTGGTGTAAGCTTTAGCATGGCGTTCGGAATCTTTTTTAAAAGATGTAAAATGGATGCCATGTACAAAAAGGTCGTTTTGAATATCCGCACCAAGAGATTGTTGTTGCGTCTCTTCGAATAAGTTAGTCGTAGGTTCTCCGTACGCTTCGTATAGATCGTTAAACCTATGACGTATCTTTTCCAATAGAACAGATTGCTCAGGCGTTAGCGTTAGCGGTTTTGTAGATTTAGCAGACATTACGTAGCGGAATTTCTATAACAGAATAATTTACTGAAATACGAATTTGTAAGTTTTCATGTGTTAGAATTACAGCGACATTAGGTGCCCGTAAACTTATGAGAGTAACGTTTCAATTATGGTGTCGACGCAAGGGAGAAGAAGATTACAGTTAGAATTTCCGTTTAAGCGTAACTTTGGTATGCTTTGAAGTGTCGGTGAATTAGCAGGTTTCGTTTTTTGAAATTGTATGGGATCCCATACAATTTCAAAGTCGTCAAATATGTTCTGTTTTAGATAAGAAGGACAATGAGTCTTTCTAGTTTCTGGATATCCTATTTCATGGTGACTGATTTCTGGAATAGATCGATTTAATGGCTTTTTATAACGCCCGATAACATTTAGTCTTCTCTCTACGGCATCGACTAATGACCTCGAACCAGTAAAAGTAGCGAATTTGTTTTTGCAGTGGCGAGGTTTGGTATTGGTAAGCAAACCTATTAACTCTAGCCTACCCGTCTGTTGTTTGAATCTAGGATGTTTGTGAAACTCTAATATTTGCACCATTTCTCTTTTTGTTAATGTGGCAAGAAGTCGTCGAATCTTCTGAGGTTTCTTATAGTTAATCCCTGCTGACTGTTTTTGTTCCAGTAAATTGATCAGCATGTCATTAGAATACCATTCGATGGTGAATCGACGTTTTCCAGAAGGAATACCCTGCAGACACGAAAGATTTAATTTCATTTTGTCATGTAGCTATACAAGTTTGGGATAGGAAGAGCTTTATTTTTGGATACGTTTAGATACGTATCTGTAATTTAAGGTTCTTTCTAACTGGAACTTGTATAGGTACTATTTTTCGAAAATATAGTTTTTTAGAGTTTCAAGTATATAGCGTATGTTTTTTCATACGCTATAATATACATCTACTCTTCGTCGCTTTCTGAAGCCATATTCGCAAGAGATTGCATCATCTGTGTAAGATACCATCCTCGAAACATATATTTTAACAGATCTGGATTTACACCGTCTTGACTTTCTTCTTCTGGTTCGTCTTCGCCTTCGGTTTCTTCAACCGGAGATAAGCTGCCAATAAATGCTAATAATTCTAAAGGAGAAACAAAAATTGTGTCAGATTGTGTTTCAGCTTCTTCTGTAAGCGGATGAAGGTCAAGCATCTCCGTAACAAAACCTTCAATATTATTCATCGATTCTAATGTTACACAGCCTTGTCTTAAACGATCGGCAAGCTCTTCGAGTTTCATTAAGACTTCGCCAACCTTTTCCACGTTTGAGGCATTTTGATCCTCAGTTATTACATCGTCCGTTGTCATTATAAAAACGAATTTGTGTTTGAGGAGGGTGTTTAATAAATATGTTCTAGAAATAAAATATAATTTTCAGGAAATAAAATTATAATCTCTGCACTCGTCTTTGCGGATTTTTGATTAAGACGATTTTATTTATAATCTCGGTGTAAAAAGTTGAGAAGATGAGCGGTTTTGGTATGACACCAGATTATCATGTAGAACAGATCCGTAAGTTAAATGACGAAGCAAAAAGAATCAGCGCAAGATTAAAACAGTTACGAGAGGAGAAAAAGAAGCACGAACACCATGTTTACAATTATATGGTAAGAACAAGTGTACAGGAATATAAAGGTATCAAAAGAGCAAGATTAACGCCTAAACCACGTGTTAAAAGAACTCCCAGGAAACTTAAAGACGCACGTGCTTATGATTTATGTCTTCGAACAGGCATTCCAGACCCTAAATCGTTTATGGAACAACTCAAACAGACACAGAAATCTGAGTTAGCCCAGACCAGTCAGCCAAGTCCACTAAGGTAAATAATTACGTTACATACACTAAACCTAAAGTGTATGTAACTTCGCTACTATTTATGAAATTGTTACGCTATAGACGTTTACGCGTTGTGAGCTCGATCCGGTAATATTGATTACAAAATTTAAAATGGAAGTTGAAGATGGAACGTTACTTATCGAGCTCGTAGAGTATACCGCGGGTGTTGAAGTTATACCCGCAAATGAAATTGTTGCTATGGTTGTAGACCCATTCTTAATAAAGACGCTACCAGAAGGACTTGAGCTTCCTCCAGATAATATACACGCAAAATTACTGATAGGTGCAACACTGGAACCAGGGTAGATAAAACGGCAAATCACATTATCTGTGCTAGAATTACCATTAATTTGTACATACTCATTGCCTGATTCGTTGCTTTGTATGAACGATGTTGAGAATATCGCTCTTCCAATGGATCCCGAAGAGATAGATGGTGTCGTCCATGCAGTATTCCCACTACCCGTACTTGTTAATACTTGTCCCGAAGTACCTTGTGTAGGCGGCAAAGATAAAGTCAGTGAAGTTCCTCCTGACAAAGATGTCAAAGGAGACGTGACGTAATACGCATTCGTTCTGTTGTCAGGCGATAAGACCAGTGCGTCCGTAATCTCAAGTTGATTTTGAACACTCGACATATTGCAAAAGGATATATTGCTATAAGTTTTTACGTTTTATTTTATGCGAAATAAGAAGAACTTATTTATTATACGAGTTCCAGATAAGAAGATCTTCGAAGTACTGATACGTATCTAAACGTATACAAAAATGAAGCTCTTCTTATCTGGAACTCGTATATACATGTTCCATCCCAAACTCGTATTCATCTCTATGATTCTATTCTTTCTGGAGGTGCCATCGTTCGTCTTTTTACAGTTCTGGCGGGGGATCTTTGCGATTGTTCTGGCTGAGGCGTTACAGCCCTTGTGGCATAACTGATAACGTCCGTCATGAGCGAAGCCCATTGATAAGTGCGTGCTAGAGATTTTGGGACTCTTTCTGCTTTATCTAAAAGCGCATCGAATTTGGCTGTTAAGTATATATGAATGTATACCATGTATGCAAAGTGTGTTCCTAAGATACCTAACGCAAACCCCAACACGAAGGATGCTATAATTTCCATAAATCCTAACTAAAAGTTGACGTATGATAAGATATCCAATGCTGTAAGTCTATACAAGTTTGTGATAAGAAGAGCGTTATGCTTGTAGACGTTTAGATACGTATCTGTAATTTATGGATATTCTTATCTGGAGCTCGTATAGCAAGAATTTATTCTATAAATCCCAAAATTATATGTTTTATCACTCCCTAATTCACTCTTTGTTGTAGGTCTGTAACCATCTCTCTATGGTCTCCCGATATTTCTCCATCCCTTTATTGTATTCTACAGCGGCTTCAGGATTAAGAGGATTAGAAATGTCGGGTTCGAGAAGAAGATTACGAATAGAAGGAATTAACATTCGTACCGTACTCGAAATTGACCATTTATCTAAGCCAAGTGCTTCCTTACAGATATCTCCTTTGAAAGTAATGTTAGGATGAAAGATCTTAGTGTGAAATACGAATGATGGTGCGCTGTAAGGGTAATCACCTGGAAAGTTGATGATCACAACAAATTTTGCACCGCGATAAACAGATTCTTCTGGTGACGTTACGCATACATACCACCTATTCAATCCTACATCCGCATCAATTTCAATCTCCTCCAAAAAATCTGGAGGGTCATTAACAAGGTTATCGTACTCCCTTTGAATTCTTCTAGAGCTCATATTTTCAATCTTTGAGAGACTACGGTGTGAAGTTCTAAGAAGACATGATATTTTTTTATTTGAGAGAAGTAAAGAAGAAAGATGGCATATAATCGGGATAGGTGTCTGATTCCGACGGCATGGTGCGGTGATGGAAATATCCCAACGAATCCAGTAAATACAGAACGAACAAGTAGATATCACCACGTAGGTACACGCAGCGAGTGTATGCGCAAAGGTTTTGGAGCAGGATCAGCGCAAGAAAGAATAAAAGGATTACCGGCAAATTCGCTTCAGCGTATCAAGTATATCGGTCCACAGTACGAACAGAACTTTGCCACGAATAATATCCAACACATACACAACATTCAACAACTTGTTGACTACTCTGCAACACACAATCGTACACAAATCACAAGATTGCTAATGCGAGGATGTCGTAAAGTAAATGGTGTATTAGACCGTAGAGCATTCAATTCCGTGATTATGTTTTTAGATGATCATCACATAAACCATGCATCCCTACCGAGGTGCAAGAAAGTTAGAGTAGAATAAATGAACTTAGGCTTTGGTAAGCGGATATTTTCCCACAAAAATTTATTGTTTTTAAATATTTGTTTGTATTGCGCACAATTTTGATATGATAGTTTCATTCTTAACACCATTTAACAATAGGTTGAATAACGTAACTCTTTGATGAAAAGTACGCATATCACTCTTAAGTATAGCTATACATTCTTTTTTTTAAAACCGCATATAATTCTTGCTCTATCTGAGTTATCCTCGTAGTTTAGTCCTGAAATGTTGTTTCCCAATGCTGTAATTCCATGTATAAGATACGGGTTCACTTTGTTGAGCAGTAACATTTCTACCATCCGTCTATAAACATTAAAGTATTTTTCAACATCTTTTAGGGTATTGATGTAATAGTTACCGGCCAAGTGATGTATAATCGTACAAAAAAGGGGACCAAATTCAGTATTATCTAAAATAGTTCCATCACCGTTTAATTCGATGCCAAAATGTATTGCAATAAATACAATAAGTTCAAACGATCTATAATCTATCGTCATTATGGCTTTACGCAATCCATTGTAAATGAATTTTTGAATGGCCAATTTGATGCCAGCCTTATTTGAAAACTTTTCGTTCACATTCCAAGCCAGTATTAATTCCAATAGCTCTGAGTTATGAATACGCCAAAAAGATTTATCATAAGTCTGAAAGAGGATGTGCCCTATTTTTACTCGATTAATTCGCTCTATACCGGCATTTTTCGTACAACTTAAAAATGTACGAAATATAGGTACGTATGCAATCACATCTCGTTTAGGATATAAACAGTAAGTTTCGTCAATGACACGTAACAAAACTTTAGATTGAAGAGTTGAATTACACCCTAAAACTCTATTTCTACACCTTTTACAATCTCTAAATATAGTCCTAAAACTATTGTTAAGTTCATTCATCTTAGATATAATTTGTTGTATGAGAAATGTAATAGATTCAAGATTGTTCGTATTCAAGCACGTTTTATACATTCTATCGATGATACATCGTACTTTCTTGCTGAAAGATGTATAATTATTACGATGCTCGCCTTTTTCTGCATCAGAACAATCCACATGGTAATTTTTTTCATCAAAAATCATTTCTGAAAAAGTATGATACGCAAGACATTCAACAGTTCGGGAAAAATTATGACGTAATGCGTATATGATAGGTTGTAAAAAACGGTGTTGGCAATCGCTGCACAGTTTGTTTTCACATCTAAAATTCTTGCTTTCAGAATTTGGATACGTAAACACTTCTGTTTCCAAAAAGATCGCACGTGGCATGCGAATGCGAACAGAGTATTCAATAAGATTATTTAGAACCTCAAAATTGTCGTATAACGCTGCGACATCTATGGGTGACATCCCGTTGCTATTCCTGAAAAATACGATGTGATGATCTCTCGGGCCAAGTCGTTCTAATACGGTAGATAGAAATAGGTTGTCGCCATCTTTGGCAAATTGGTGGATGATTGTATTTGCTTCTTCATCAAGATTGAATACGATCTCGCGTGTTTGTTGCGGTTCTAATGATAAAAATTGATCGAGTGATAGCTGTCTATTACGACATAAAACTTTCATGAATTCTTTTGTATCCATTACTTTTTAACTACCTGGATTAAGAACTTTTTGTATGTTTGTAGTTTTTCGACTAATTTTTTTATTCTTGAAAAATAATTGCATTGAAAAATAAAGGTTAGCGTTGAAAAAAATATCTTCGTTACGAAATAATAACAATAATAAAATGCCCGGAAAACTCTCAACACCACTGATCGTTGGCATTGTAGTAGCAGTAGTACTTTTGGTACTTTACTTTTGCTATTGGCATAAACCTGCCAGTCAAAAGAGAGCTCCTTTGCGTGCCCCTTTACCTCCTCCGCCCCAACGCGAGAACTTTACAGCATTGGCTGCAGGTGCCATCGATAACGTTGGTTCTCTGTTAGACGATTCTTATCAACTCTTAACGGGTGCTGACAATGACGTTCCCGCCGTACATTACGCCGATCTAGTTGATCAGGGAGATCTCCCCAAAGAGATGCAACCTAAAAACGAAGTAGAGAACTTTAAGCCTATGGAACGTCTCGAGCGTATCCAAGGGAAAGGGTTAATGCCGCGAGTGAGTACTGCCGTTACACCTTATGCCGTTGATGTTGCAGATCCCGCCATTCATATGTTCATGGTGAATGCACCCAAAGCACAATCTGCTCTGAAGTCTAGATACAAGGATTACAGTCTCTCTTCGTTCATTCGTGGTGATATTCCTATCCAATACTTCCCCGATGTTCCTCTTATCAGCAAGACCGAACAAGGTGTGGACGACCTTCGTCTCGATGGTCTCTGTACTCCTTCCTTCAATGCATTGTACCAACACTACACCGGCAAAGCCTTCAAGAACTTGCCCGTGCATGTTGCCGGTGCTGGCCAAGCTGCTGGCTATGGCGGCGCTTCAAGTGGCGTCATTATGGATGGCTTCTAAATTTGCATTATCTCATTATCTTTTTCACTTTTCATAACGGACAAGTCGTTATGAAATTTCTAAGTCTAAATTCTTGTAGTCTTAAGATAAAAATTATACGATGGCTGCAAGAAGCGGACTAACTATTTCAAGAGACATTTCTCTTAACACCCTTACAGTTACAAAGTTATTTGTTGTGCCAGTTGTACCTAACCTTTCTGTTGTATCATCGACAAGTATTGGGTCTTTGGTGTATAACTTGTCAACGGGTGGATTATCTATCTATGGTTTAAATGGATGGTTACCCGTCGATGCACAAACGTCAAATCTTTCATTATCTGCTCTTGCAACCGGAGAGTCGATTGTGGCAAGTGGTACAGGGCCTAATATCACCGTCAAAGGCATTTCTGTAGGTGGTACTTTGAGTGCTGTAGATTCGGGAACAGAACTTGTTCTATCTACACCTTCATCCACTTACGTTGCAGGTACAAATATTTCCATTGCGTCAGGTATTATCTCGAATGCAGATCCACAGATTCAATATACTGCATCTAACGGTATCAATTTAACAGGTACAACATTCTCAAATACAGGGGTACTATCAATATCAGTAAATCCTAATAATACGTTAGCGTTATCAGGTACAGCGTCAGATCCTGTTTTATCCGCCAATTACCAAGCAGGTACTAACATCACCATCGTAGGGAATACGATTTCAAATTCCGCAGGTCCACCTAACGTATTATCTCTTACAGCAGCGAATAATACGCTTACGGTAAATAATGCTAGTCCTTCAAATCCTATTGTCAGCGGAAATTATGTTGGTAGTAACGGTATTGGAATTGTCGGCAATGTTATCTCCAACAACGCCGTATCCACCATTACCGCGGGGAACAGTACGATCATCATAGGAGGATCGGCAACGGTTCCAACGGTAAGGTGTAACTACACAGCCGGGTCGGGTGTCTCTATCGTAGGTAATGTGATCTCCTTGAGCGTTGTTGCTGTCACATCGGTTACCGCAGCAAATAATACCGTAGTCATTGGTGGAACGGCAGTTGCGCCTACCGTATCCGGAAATCTCCAAGCGGGTACGAATATTACCATTTCAGGAGGTAACACGATCAATAAAGTTCCATTTATTCTTAATTTAACAGCCGCGGATACTACGGTAGTTGTAGGAGGTACCGCTACCGCAAAAACAATTCAAGGTAACTATGTCGCTGGAACGGGTATGACTATCGTCGGTAATACGATATCTTATAATTCTGGTGTTGATACGGTAACTTCTCCAAATAGTACTGTCATAATCGGGGGTACGTCACTTAACCCAACAGTAAGATGTAATTACGTAGCAGGTACAAACATAGATATCACAGGCAATGTCATATCTCAGCCCGGCGTTCCTGTATCTTCAGATATCGTGTATTTCTGTCCTTTTGCACCCATGACCGGAACGGCAACATATGCGTTTGTGGAACATTCTTCTCAGATAAATTCATTCGTTATTCCCGGTGTTGGATCATATTAAGTGAAAAATTTGACATTCTATCTTTTATCATAACAAGAATAAAATTATAAGAAGATGAAAGGGGGCATTGTGTTAGTTGTTGTTTTGTGTATGTTGTTAGCATATCTTTACTTTAGCGC